TAAATGATATTGACAAACGAACAGAAAAACAAAAACCAGATATGATATTTACCGATCCACCATACAATGTAGCTTTCAATGGTAGAAGTGGTAAATTTGATGTAATAAAAAACGATAATTTAGAAGAATCAGAATTTAATAATTTTATAGATACAATATTAGCCAATTTAAAACTTTTAAATATTAACACTTATTATATTTGCTGTAATTGGGCATTTTATGGTATTTTACAAAAAAAACTTAAACCTAAAGCCTGTATTGTTTGGGCTAAAAATGTTTTTGGTTTAGGTAGAGGTTATAGACATCAACATGAATTTATACTTTTTGATGGTTTTATTGATGTTAGTATTAAAAATGAATCTGATTTATGGAAAATTGCTAAAGATACAAAATATAAACATCCTACACAAAAACCAGTAGAATTACCTAGTAGAGCATTAAAAAATAGTTCAAAACAAGATAATATAATTTTAGATTTATTTGGTGGATCAGGAAGCACTTTAATAGCTTGTGAGAAACTAAATCGTAAAGCAAGAATTATGGAACTTGATCCAATTTATTGTGATGTTATTATTAAAAGGTGGGAAAACTTTACAGGGGCAAAAGCAAGGTTAGAAAATGGACAATAATAAGGCAAATGTGTCAGAAAAAAGAAAAGGTGCTGGTAGACCTAAAATAATTGTAGATGAGGAAATATTAAAAAATTTAGCATCTATTGGGTGTCCAACTTATGAAATAGCAAGTGTTATGGGAATTTCAGCTAGAACTTTAAAAAGAAATTATGCCGAAATAATAGAACAATTTAGAGAAAAAGGTAAAGCTAGTTTAAGAAAGAAGATGTGGGATAAGGCAGTTAAAAAAGATAATACTCATATGCAGATATGGTTAAGTAAAAACTATCTAGGTATGAAAGATAGAACTCAAACCGAGTCTATTGTTGAACCACTACCATTAATTATTGATGCAAAAGCTGAAGAAATAGAAGATGGCCAAAAAAAAAGGTAATGTATATGGCGCAGTTGTTGTCTATGAAAAGAAACACAAAAGAACTTCAATAGGTGGTGGTAGAGTTAAAATGTCATCTATGAATAAACACAAACGAAGACAATATAAAAAATATAACCAACAAGGGAGATAATATGAGATTAGAAGAAATATTAGAATCTACAATAAAAGAACAAAATAAAATAGGAGAGAATACATTTTTAAAATTAAGACAACAAAGAGATCAAGCAAGAGCAGAATGTGATCAAGCTAAGATTCAAAGAGATGTTGCTTTACGAAAACTAAATAAAGCATTACAAATAGCAAAAGATTTAAGAAAGCTAATAGAAAATGGACAAGCGAAGTAATTTTTATCCTAATGGAGAAATGATACCTTATCAAATGCCACAGGATTTTAGACCATCACAAGGTAGAGGTAGCTGTGGTAATTGTGGACTTTATTCTAACAAGCATGGGTTTTGTGGAGTTTGGAGAACTAGAGGAGTTAAAGATACTTATTTTTGCAACAAATGGCGAGAACGACATTTCAAGAGATAACATTAGAATTAAATCGTCTTGCTAATCTATTTAACAAGACTCACGACAAAAAATATAAATTAGCATGGTATAAATTATTAGAAAAAATAAAGTTTATGTGATATTTAACACACATGGCTAAATATAAAGGTAGAACTGTTAGATTAAATAAACCATCTCGTGGAGATGTTAAAAAATTTAAAGTATTTGTAAAAGACAGAAGTACAGGCAGAATTAAGAAAGTTAATTTTGGATCTAAAACTATGTCTATTAAAAAAAATATACCAGCTAGACAAAGAAGTTTTTTTGCAAGATTCAGACCAATACTTGCTAAAGTAAAAGGTCAAAAGAATTTATCTCCAGCATATTGGGCAATACAATCATGGAAAAAAGGATTTAGAATATAATGGACAAGTTTTTTTACACAATATTTCAAGCATTAGATAATTGTATTGCATGGATAAACAATAAATTTGAAAAGAAAAAGAAGAAAAAGTAATTTATGAGGACAACAATTATGAACTATTATTTTACAGGAACATTAATAATATTAATTGTTTTATTAGCAATTTTAGGTAACCCAAGTAATTATTAATGAAACCACTTAAAGTAAGAGAAGATTCTGGAATAGATTTAAGTTTAAAAAACTTAGCTGCTATAATTATTGGTGTTAGTATGGGTGTGTTTGCTTACACAGAAGTTACTGCCAGACTTACATCATTAGAAACATCAAGAGAATTATTCCAAGCTGATTTACTTAAAAAAAGTGAGCAGAAACCAACCGATCAAGAACAATTTATGCTTATAGAAAGTTTATATGGAGATGTAGAAAAATTAACTGAAAATCAAGAACAGAATATGACTAATAAAGTTAATATAGAATTTTTAAAATCTCAGTTAGAAAAAGCATTAGCTGATATTGAACATTTAAAAGATAAGGTGAGGCAAAATGGAAAATCTTACTGAGGTGGTAATAGCCTTATTAATGATAGTTAATGGAGAAATAAAAGAACATAGAATACAAGAATCTATGTCCGATTGCCTAAAAGGGAAGAGGGTTGCTCAAAGAGATGCTAAAAATCACATAGAGTATCAATGTATTAAATCATTAGCAGAAACAGAAATTTATTTAGGAGAAAAATCAATAAAAAAACTTATACTAGAATAATGAAATTTATTTTAGCTTTTTCAATCTGTTCTGCAATTACAAGTTATTGTAATAATACTATGGTTATAGACAAACATTTTAACACTTGGTCAGAATGTGTTATAGCTGGAAGTGAATTAACTATTGCATATGCTGAAAAAATGGAAGAAAAATTAAATAAGGATAAATTATATATTTCTTATTTCTGTAATGAAAATATCACTAACAAAACACCAGCATAAAGTATCATCAAGTAAAGCTAGATTTAGAGTACTTATAAGTGGTCGTAGATTTGGTAAAACTTATTTAGCTGTAACAGAGATGATGAAATACGCATCTCAACCCAATCGTAAAATCTGGTATGTTGCACCTACATTTAAAATGGCCAAAGAGATTGTTTGGGGTACTCTTAAAGAAATGCTTAATATGTTTAATTGGATTGAGGATATTAACGAAACTACAATGACTATAACTATTAGAAAAACAAATAGTCAAATATCATTAAAGGGTGCAGATAATTATGACTCATTAAGAGGTACAGGATTAGATTTTTTAATATTAGATGAATTTGCAGATATAGATAAACGAACTTGGTTTGAAGTATTAAGAGCATCAATATCAGATAGATTAGGTCATGTGCTAATGTGTGGAACTCCTAAAGGTTATGGTAACTGGAGTTATGAAATGTATTTAAAAGGTAAGCAAGATGATGATTGGGAGTCTTTTCAATATACGACTATTGAGGGTGGTATAGTTACACCAGAAGAAATAGAACAAGCTAAACAAGATATTGATATTAGAACTTTTAGACAAGAGTTTGAGGGTACATTTGAAAATTATGCTGGTGCAGTTTATTACAATTTCCACCCAGTAGATAATGTTGTTAAACGACAAATAGATTGGACTAAACCTTTACATATTGGATTAGATATGAATGTTGATCCAATGAGTGCTTGTGTTAGTCAATTAGAAAAAGATAAATTTTATTTTGTAGATGAAATAGTTATTTATGGCTCTAATACTGATGAAATGTGCCAAGAAATAAAAGATCGTTATGGAACTAAAATTCCAATAACAATATATCCTGACCCAGCTTGTAGGCAAAGAAAGACATCTGCTGGTGGTAGAACAGATTTATCAATACTTCAAAATGCTGGTTTTAAAGTTAAGGTAAAACATAGACACCCAGCTATACGAGATAGAGTAAATTCAGTTAATAGTAGGTTAAAAGATTCTAAAGGAGAAAGACATATTTTTGTTTCACAATCTTGCAAAACATTGATAAAAGGTTTACAAAGACAAATATACAAGGAGAATACAAATATTCCTGATAAGGAAGATGGATTCGATCATATGAATGACGCA